GGAGCGCCTCTGCAAAATCTACCCCTCCGCACGAGGGCTCGACCCGCGGGGCGCCCCACGAGCGTGGAGAACGGCCCTGGACGGGCTCTGGCGGGCATCGACGGCGGCGGGCGCATCCAGCCGCTTTCGGGCTACTACGGGCGTCCTGCGCGGGTTTCCGGTGTCACTCGCTAGGGCCGCTCGGCAGGTCATCCCGAACGGTCGGACGCACCCACGGATCGGCCCGCCGGTCCCGGCTCGGACCGCGCTCGCCGGGTTCGAGGCCGCGGCGACCGACCTCGGGTTCACGCTCCTGCCCTGGCAGCGCGAGGCGGCGCGCTACCTGACGGCGCTCGGCGTCAAGGACCGCCTGCTCTATCGCGAGATCGCCATCGTCGTCGCCCGCCAGTCGGGCAAGACGTTCCTGCTCGCGCCGCTCATCGTCTCCCGCCTCCGGGCGGGCGGCCGGATCATGCACACCGCCCAGAACCGGGTCCTGCCGCGCGAGGTCTTCGACATCGTCGCCGACCACATGACCAGCCACCATCCCGACGAACTCGTCCGCAAGCCGCGCTACGCCAACGGCCAGGAGGAGGTCCGCACGCTCATCGGCGGGCACTACCGGATCGTCGCACCGAGCCGCGGCGGCGCCCGCGGGCCGGCCAACGACCTCGTCATCATCGACGAGCTGCGCGAGATGGAGACGTTCGACTTCATCGCCGCGGCCAAGCCGACCCTCACCGCGTCGGCCAGCCCGCAGTTCCTCTACCTGTCCAACGCCGGCGAGGAATCGAGCGTCGTCCTCAACGCCCTGCGCGCCAGGCGCGACGACGATCCGAACTTGGCCTACCTCGAGTGGTCGGCGGCGCCCGAGCGCCGGGCCGACGACGTCCGGGGCTGGGCAGAGTCGAATCCCGCCCTCGGCCACCGGCCCGAGGTCGCCGAGACGCTGCGCGCCGAGTACCGCACGGCCGTCCTCCAGGACACGCTCGCCCTGTTCGAGGTCGAGCACCTGTGCCGCTGGGTCAACTCGACCAAGCCGCCGCTCGTGGACGAGGGCGACTGGATGCGCTGTCACGGCGAGACCGGGCCGACGCGTCGGCCGATGCTGGCGGTCAGCATGGACCCGTCGGGCGATCGCGCCTCGGCCGTGCTGGCATGGCGACTCGATGACGGCGCCGTCGCCCTCCAGGTCATCGCCGACGTGACGGGCGACCCGATCGACGTGGACCGCTTCGGGCCGGACCTCCGCATCCTCGCCGGCAGGCTCGGCGTCCGGGAGGTCGGCTTCGCGCCCTGGACGGACGCCGCGCTGGCGCGCGAGTTCCCGAACGCCAAGCCGCTCGACGGACGTGCATGGGCAAACGCGTCGGGTGCCTTCTCGATGCTCGTCGAGGCCGGGCGCATCCGCTGGCAGGACGCCGACCAGGTCACGAAGGATCTCGGCTGGACGACGCGCAAGCCGCACGAGTCGGGTGCCTGGCAGGCGGTCAAGGCCAGGGACAACCGCCCGATCACTGCCGCCCTGGCCGCCGTCCGCGCGGTCTGGCTGGCATCCGGTCCGCGGGCCGCAGCCCCGAAGGTGATGTGATGGGCGTGCGCGACGCGGTCTCGCGATTCCTGGCGCTCGAGCCGCATCACGAGCGGGTCGAACTGTCGATGTCACCGTTCACCGAGTTCCCGAGCATCGAGACGCAGATCGCCGCCATCCGCGCCCGGACCGCGCCGGTCGGCCGGGCGACCGTGGAGCAGGCGCTCGGCGTGCCGGCCATCCAGCGCGCCGTGACGCTCATCAGCCATACCGTCGGCAGCCTATCGATGCAGGGCTGGCGCAACGGCGCGCCGATGGCCGAGACGCCCATCGTGCTGGCCCGGCCGGACCCGTACGAGACGCCGCAGGCGTTCTACCGCGAGACCGGCTACTACATGGCGACCCGGGGCGAGTGGGTCGCCTGGATCGCCAATCGCGACAGCGCGGGCTTCCCCATCGCCCTCGTCAACGTGCCGCCGTGGGAGCTGAAGGTCGAGGCCAACCCCGAGAACCGCAAGCGTCCGACCTACACATGGGGCGACCGGACGACCGGACGGGTCATCACCAGCACGCGCTACTCGCTCGCCGACCAGCAGGGCGCATTCGTCCACGTCATGTACCACACCGACGCCGACGGCCTGCGCGGCGTCGGCCCATTGCAGATGTGCGGCGCCGCCGTGTCGGTCGCGGTCGAGGCGCAGCAGTGGGCCACCAACTTCTTCGCCGGCGGCGGGGTCCCGCCGCTGGTCCTCAAGTCGGCGGTCGAGCTCGACGGGTCGACCGGCGACGACGGCCTGACCGAGGCGCAGCGGCTCAAGGCCGCCTGGCTCTCGGGCGACGTCAACGTGCCCAAGGTCATCGACCCCGGCATCGACGAGATCCAGCAGCTCGACTTCAACCCAGCGGCCGGGCAGATGCTCGAGGCGCGCCAGTACCAGAACGGCGACGCCGCCCGCATGTTCGGCATCCCGGGCACGCTGCTCGAGTACAACATGCCGGGCTCGAGCCTGACCTACCAGTCGGTGCCCGATGTCTGGATCGAGTTCCTCCGCGGCTGCCTATCGCCCTCGTACCTGGAGCCGGTCGAGGCGCAGATGTCCGACCTCCTGCCGCGCACCCAGGCCGGCCGGTTCAATACCGAAGGGCTCCAGCGCGCCGACATCCGCACCCGCTACGACGTCTATGAGAAGGGCATCGCGAGCGGCGTCCTGACCGTCGAGCAGGCGCAGCAGCAGGAGGGCTTCCTGCCCGGCAGCATCGAGACCATGCCCGTCCCGCCGTCACCGCCGCAGGCCATTGCAGGGCTGTCACTGCGGGACATCCGCTGCCCGGCCTGCTCGCGCCTGGTCGGCCGGGCCGAGGGCCGGGCCGAGCTGTACTGCCGCCACTGCAAGGTACCCGTCGCGGCGTGACGTGGTGACCGTCATCGCAAGCCGCAGTCACTACGCGGCCCACATGGCGCCGATCGACCTAGACGGCCTCGACGTGACCCTCGTGGCAGCCCACGCCGACCTCGTCAAGGCGCGCCGCGCCGGCCACCGTCGGATCGTCCTCATGCAGCACGGTATCGGCCAGTCCTACGGGCCCGACCGCCATCCGGCCTACCCCGGCGGCGATGACAACCAGGGCGTCGGCCTGTTCCTCGTCCCGGGCGATCATCCGGCCGGGCGCTGGCGCGAGGCTTATCCTGCGGCGCGGGTCGAGGTCGTCGGCACCCCCAGGCTGGATGACCTCCCGCGCCGCATCCCGGGCCCAGGCCCGACGATCGCCTGTACGTTCCACTGGCGCATGGGCGCCATGCCCGAGATGCGCCACGCCTTCGCCTTCTACGGCCTGGCGGCGGCCAGCCTGTCCGGTGAGTTCCACGTCATCGGCCACGGCCACCCGCGGGCGACCCGCCTGCCGCACTTCTGGGCCAAGGTCGGCATCGAGTACGTGCCCGACTTCGACGACGTCTGCCGGCGGGCCGATGTCCTCGTCTTCGACAACACCAGCGCGGGCTACGAGTTCGCGGCGACGGGCCGCCCCGTGGTCGTGATGAACGCGCCCGGCTACCGCAAGGACGTCGACTTCGGCTTGCGCTTCTGGACCGCCGCTGACGTCGGTATCCAGGTGGACCGCCCGGCTGACCTCGCGCCAGCCGTCCGCCGCGCGCTCGAGCTGCGAGCGGACGACGTGGCACGGCGCGAGGCGGCGCTGGACATCGTGTACCGCTACCGCACGGGCGCCGCGCAGCGGGCCGGCGACGCCATCGCGGACTGGGCGGCATGACCTCGATCGCGGCCCTCGACGCCGTCTCCGATGAGTACGGCCCGGTCATCATCCTCGCGTTCATGCCGGCCGCCACACCGGAGACCTACGCGACCGCCATCATCCTCGACCGCCAGGGCCGCTTCCACGAGGTCCACCTCGAGACGATTGCGATCCGCCCGGTCGTCCCGAGCGCACCGGCCGAGCCGGAACCGTGAATCCGGTCCTCCTGGTCCCCCGCCGCGACGACCACGGCCGACGCGACGAGATATGGGACTGGTGCAAGGCGTGGTGGGAGCGCGAGCAGTCGCACATGCCGATCATCGAAGGACACCACGAGGGCGGGCCATTCAACCGGAGTGCGGCGATCAACCGAGCGGCAGCCCTCGCCGGTGACTGGGACGTGGCGGTCATCATCGACTCCGACGTCATCTGCGACCCGACCCGGGTCAAGGAAGCAGTCCTGGTCGCACACGAGACCGGGAAGATGGTCCTGCCTCACGACGTGCGGAAGGATCTCGACGACCGCGGCAGTCGCGAGGTCATGGCCGGCTACCGGGGACCGTGGGACCCGTTCGTCCGCAAGTCCTACCCGGACATGGTCTCGGCGGTCGTCGTGATGCCGCGGCGCCTGTGGGACGAGATGGGCGGCTTCGACGAATCGTTCGTCGGATGGGGCTACGAAGACAATGCAGCCGCGGCCACGGCCCAGACGTTCGGTGACGGCATCATCCGGATGCCTGGCGAGGTCTGGCACTTCTGGCACCCGACCGCCCGCGAGGAACGTCGAGGAACCGTGACCTGGCAGCGCAACCACGCGAAAGGCCAGCGCTACCGCGCGGCGATCGGGGACCCCGACGCGATCCGCGCCCTCCAGGCCGAAGGCCGGGCGCCCGCGTCCGAATCGAAGACGATCCCGCGCATCTTCCACCGGGTCGTGCCCGAGGTGACGACGCCCGAGGTCGAACGGTGGTGGACCGAGCTCCAGGCGCTGCACCCGGACTGGCGGTTCCTGACCCACCGCGACCCGCTGGATCCGGCGGACTGGCCCGAGACGTCAGGGGCGTGGCACTACTGCCGGGTCGGTGCGTCCTTGGCCGACCTCATCCGGCTCGAGGCGCTCTGGAAATGGGGCGGCATCTACGTCGACTCGGATGTCGAGCCGTTCCGATCGTTCGAGCCGCTGCTGCCGCTGGAGGCGTTCGCCGCCTGGGAGGACAGCCACGTCGTGCCCAACGCGGTCATGGGCGCACGTCCCGGGCACCCGGCCATCCGGCGTTGCCTCGACCTCGCGGTCCGTCAGGTCCGGCGCGGTGTCTGGGAGGCTGGCCCGGGCGTGACGACGCGCGTCCTGCCGGGACGATCGGACGTGCTGCTGCTGCCGCCGGGCTCGCTATATCCGATCCACTACCGCGATCCCGAGCGCGATTCAAAGATGGCCGACAAGTTGCTGCGGCAGCACGCGCCTTGGGCCTTCGCACTCCATCACTACTTCGGGAGTTGGTTGAAGAAGGACGACGTGGCGTGAGGTCGTCGGCGGTCGTCTTCGAGCGCATCTACAGGCGCAACTTCTGGAACGGCGTCGAGTCGCGATCCGGTCCCGGCTCGGGTCCCGTTGCCACCGCCCGCGTCGCCGAGGCGATCGTCGAGCTCGTCCGTCGGCACGGCGTCCGGTCGGTCCTCGACGTCGGCTGCGGCGACGGTTACTGGATGCCCGACCTGCCGGGCTATCTCGGCATCGACCCGGCGCCGTCAGCCGTCCGTGCGGCACGCGAGCGGCATTCCGAGCGCGGCTACCTCGTGGGCGACGTCCGCGACCCGGGCCCGTGGCAGCGGCCGCACGACCTGGTCCTGACCCGCGACGCGATGCAGCACATGCCGCTGCACATGGCGCTCGATGCGCTCGCGGCGATCCGCGCCACCGGCTCGGCGTGGCTGCTGGCGTCGACCTACCGCGGCGGCGACAACCGCGACATCAAGCCGGGCGACTACTACGAGCCCGACCTCGAGGCCAAGCCGTTCTCGCTGGCCTACCCGGCCGAGATGATCTTCGACGGCTGGGACTACGGCCGCCCCGGCGTCTCGCGCGATCCGCGCAAGCACCTCGGGCTATGGCGGCTTGCCGGCATGGTGTAGCATCGGGTCGAACCGCATAGGCGACGCGCCGCGAGGCCCGTGAGGCCCGAACTCGCGTGAACCTGAGGACCACAGAGTCCCTGAGACTCTGGAGGTCCTTTCTCTTTGTCAGACACGCTTGCACCCGAACCGCTGACCGCGGCGACCGCCGGCCCCATCAAGACGCTCGACATCGCGGGCGAGCACGTCCTGTCCGTCGACGCGGAGAAGCGGATCCTCGGTCTACGGGTAATCCGCTACAACGAGGTCGTCGAGCACCCGGCCTACGGTCGCCTGCTGTTCGAGCCGGGCGCCTTCGTCAAGCCGAGTCCCGGCAACGTCCGACTGCGGATGGATCACGCTGACCCGCCTACGGGGTTGGGTGTGGCTTTCCGCGACGAGGCCGACGCCCCGTACATGGACTTCCGCGTGTCCAAGACACCGCGCGGCGACGAGCAGTTGACCCTCGCCCGCGACGGTGTCTCCCGTGGCACATCCCCGGGCTTCTACGACGTGCCCGGCAAGCCCCAGCAGAAGGTCATCGACGGGTCGTTGACGACCGTCTACGGCCGCGCTTCAGCCGTTCTGGCCGAAGTCTCCACCACCTGGATGCCCACCTTCGAGGGTGACAGCGTCGTCTATGTGCTCAGCAAGTCAGAAAGGGATGAATCCGTGTCCGAGACAACCGACGCGCCGGTCATCACGCCGGGCTTCGACTACGACGCCAATGCGGCCGCCATCGCCTCCGCAATCGACAAGGTCCTGTCCGCGCAGCGGGACGCCAGCGCTGGGACCAAGATCGAGACGCTCCTCGCCAAGTTCGACGAGATGGTCGAGCTCCAGCGAGCGAACTTCACGATCCCGGGAGCGGACGCCAAGCCCAGGGCCCTGTTCAAGGACTGGTTCGGCGTCACCCTCCGGCAACTGGCCGGAGAACGCGTCTCGGACTCCGAGCTCAAGGCGCTGGCGCTGGATGATGTCGTAACGGGCGAGCAGCCGGGCCTGGTGCCTGCGGTGTTCACAGCCGACTACAACGATGTCATCCGCACGAACCGGCCCTTCCTCGAGTCCACGCGACAGGTCCGACCTCCGACGACCGGCGGGACGATGACCCTGCCGATCATCACCGCGCGAGCGGTCGCCGGCACCCAGGCGGGCAACGCCGAGAAGGCCGCGCTCACCACGACGACCGCGAAGGTCGGCACCGGCTCGTTCGCCGCGAAGTATGTGTTCGCCGGTGCTGACATCTCCATCCAGATGATCCTTCGCGCCGACCGGTCGTTCCTCGACCTGCTCGACGAGGAGTTCATCGAGGCATATGCGCTCGACATGGAGAACAAGGCACTGGCCGCCCTGATCGCCGGCTACACGGACTCGGGCTCGGTCGCCCATACGATCGAGGACGGCGGTACGCTGGACCCCGAGGACCCGCACTTCGGCGTCGCGTGGCAGAACTCGATCGCCTCGACGGCGCGTCGGGCACCGACCCACATCTGGATGAACGCCGCCGCGGTCGGCGCATTCATCGACGCCAAGAACCCGACCACCAACGGCCCGCTGTACAGCGACCTCGCCGCGGCATTCACGGCGGCCAACGGTCCGGGCGGACGCCTCTCGGGCCTGACCCCGGTCTACGTCCCGGCGATGGACGACGAGGCGTACGACGTCGTCGTCGGACCGTCCTCGGGCTTCGTCTGGGCCGAGGACCCGGCGGTCCGACTCCAGGCGGACGCACCGGCTGTCGCCGGCCGCGACATCGTCCTTGCCGGAACCCTGTTCCCGGCGCCCCGCTACGCGGACGCCTTCACCAAGTACTCGATCGGCTCCTGATCCCGTGGCAGCCTGGCCGGAGCTGGACGAGCTGAAGCAGGTCCTCGACGTCACGTCCGATGACTGGGACGGCGACGCCGACTACGACCTGACCCGGCTCGCCCGGCTCCTGGCCGCGGCCATCGAGCGGGTCAAAATGGATGTCGGCGACTGGGACGAGTACGAGGACGAGCCTGACGACGCGCTGGCACAGGCGGCGCTCCGCATGGCCGAGCTCATGGCGCTCCGCCCGGAGGTCGCGCCTGCCGCATTAGGCGATCCGACCTACGCACGACTCCTGAAGGGCCACCGCCGCGTCTTCGGGGTGGCGTAGATGGCGTCGCACCTGAAGGGCAAGAAGCAGATGGAGGCCCGCTTCCGGGCCATCGTCACCGACGTCAGCCGGCCCGCGGCCGAACGCTGGCAGAACTT